ACCAACTTCCTGTGGGGTTGCCACCATTTCAGCTGGTTCTACCTTCTCCTCGACAACTGGCGCGGTATCAGGAGCCGTTTCGCGCTCCGTCGCGGGCGTTTCCGCCTGGTTCTTCGGTCTTGCCATGTAATTGTCGTCTAAGATTGATAAGGTCTAATTTGAGAGAATTCTCCAGAACGGAAAGATCGGAGTATCTCTCGGCCCATTTCAACTCTCCAGAAAGTCGGGCTAGCTTGAGAGTGTCTGGGTTTTCCTTTCTGGCCTCACCCATGATCTCCCTTCGGAGTCTTTCGGTGATTCCATCAAAGATATTTGTTTTCAATGTGCTCCATTCATTCGATTCAGAAACTTTTCTTAGAGCAGAGATGTTCACAATGGTGCCCGCCTCTTTTTCTTTCAAAATTGAAGAGACATCAATTATGGTCTCTTCCAACTGAATCGAAGAATTGTTCATTACGCTGTAGCAGATTGGCTATTCGTCATGATCTGCGCTCGAGAAACAGTGTTTGCTGTTCCTGCGGCAGAATAACTGAGAACAACGCGGCCGGTTTGGCTAAGAACTGGAAGGCCAGTTACTTGCTGTTGACCAGTTGTTGAGGCAGTTGCTGCCCCAGAAGCTGTTGAGAGAAGAGAACTTGACTTGTTCACTGAAGTCGCAATACCCGCTCCATTGACCGGGATCGAGAGCCAGTGTGCTGTCGCATTTGTTGCATCGGACACAATGCTGGTGCGCCCGAGGTCATACCACGTAGTGCCCCCATCATCAGTTGTCTGGAGAAATGCGCACACACCACCTCCTGTGATAGATGCTGTCAATTTCAAGACGAGATTGTCTGCATCCTGTGGGATTTGGAATGTCGAAATGGTTCCGGTTGCAACCGACGAAGTTCCATTGTCGCTGAGATCAAGAATTGTCCTTAGAGGTAATCTGATAGACATGTCTTTATCAGTTAACTAATAATGTGGGAATAATCCCTCGTTTCATTGTCGCGTCGAATGCGCCTTTTCGTCAAGAGTGATCGCGCGACAACCCGGCTTCGCTGAGAGCTATAGCGATCGCCTGTTTTTTGTTCTTTACTAGTGGTCCTTTTTTAGAACCAGAATGGAGTTTCCCCCTGTCGTATTCACGCATTACTTTCGCAACCTTCTTAGATCCTTTCATGAATTAGTAGCTGTTACTGTTACCGTATTCGGAAGCAATAATTGAGGCAGGTCCCTGGCTGATCCAGGCAACACGCCTGAAGAGACCATTATCCCTGTTGATGCCCTGAACAGAACCTGCGGTTTCTGGGAATCCCTCAATAGGAACGACAAATCGTGTGGTTTGGTTGGCCGCAACAACGTGATCGAAGTTGGCGCTTGTGACGCTGGCCGCAGTATCTGTCGTTGGAACCCAACGGACAAACACAGCCCTGTTCGCAGAAGTGTTGGTTACTGAAACTGCCGTGGTGTTTTGGGTCATGGTGACCACCGAAGATGTCGAGCCATTTTCAGTAAAGTACTGTGCAATAGCCTTCACCGGTGGCGGTGAATCGTAGAACGGGACTTGGTTGTCTCCGACTGGCTTACCTTTTGCATAATTTGTCATAGTGGTTTGTTTTGTTTAATACTCTTCATGGTTTCATCTCTAAGGGAAGACGCGGCTGATAATGGGCTCTTGAGATTTCCTTGTTCTGCCCCGGTCAAACCGGCCCCCGGTTGTGCCGGCACACCCTCTAGAGATCCTTCTTGTTGCGACTGTGCCATCGGCTGTGCCATCTGCTGCATCATTTGCTGTTGCTTTTGTTTCCCGAGAAGTTCCTCGTGCCATGCGATGTGAACCCATTTTGCCCAAGTATTCTTTGCCATGTAGTGAATTGGCAAGTGCTCTGTATGCATGTCTGTTTCGTGTACGTCTGGCAACGAATTCTCGTTGATTGCTTCATTTTCCTCTTCGGCCTTGACCTCGTCAATAGTCTTAGGTACAAGAATGTCCATCATTTGTGGATCATTGAGGAATTTAGGAAAGAACACATATTTATTGAAATTTCTCATTCCATCCGGCCCGAGCGCAGTAATAAGCTGGGGATACATTTGCATCATATCCCGACGAAGAACGAGCTCCTTGTATTCCGCCTCCTTGGCAGAGAAGACAAGAACTCCCGGTGGATATTTCGTGTTTATGTCCCCCAAATCAATCTTCTCGAAGGTAACGCCCTTCACACCAACAATGGTGGCCATCTTTTCGTCTCCCGACCTCATGTATCTCTTGTATCGGTTATACCAGTGAGACCAAAAGTCGCTCTCCCCGAATTGGAGAACCTTCGACTGGAGAGATTGTGCCAAGTCATTCAATTGCTGTTGGATAGCCGCCTCGGTAGCTGTCTGGTCCCCACCCCTTGCTGGAGCAAGAGCCATACCCGTCCCAATTGGATCATTCGCCTCCTGGTTGAGGGTCTGCATGAACACTTGGAGGCTGGGATCCATGGCAGAATCTTTGTTAAGCGGCCCAATGGCCAAATCGCCAGGTCCTTCCACTGGAATGTGTTGATTAATCTGACGCGAGAACAGCTGAGTGACGTCCTGCACCTTGTTAGGGTCATACCAGTAGATAGGGTTTGCCTTATCCTTGGCTGCTATGAATGAGAGGTTCAAAAGCACAGACCGTGCTCTGTGTTTATCTTCAAGGAGGTCTGCAACTGAGAAGACGACAGATGCGTGTGGCTCTCTAAATGCTTCCTTGACCACAATCGGCCACAGGGAACTCTTCCCATCTTCCGCATCCCTCAAATCCAAGACCTCGTAGTAGAGAATCTTGCTGAAATCCCTGTCGAGCCAGTAGATACACTTCTCGCCATCTTCGTTGTACCCAAAGAACTCGAGAATCTGGTGGACATCCCCCTGATAAGTGTCATTGGCCTGTGGAGTGACCAATTTTGCCTCCTCTCGTCTCACTTTGTAGTCCCATAGAAATGGGTCGATGCCCGAGGGGATATCTTTAGCACTAGAAATGCCCTTAATAACCCCCTGTTTAATGAGTTTATTTACTTCAACAGAGCTTTTCGTTATCCACTTCCAGTAGTATCGCCACTGTTGTGGGTCTTCGAAGAACGGATCGTAGCCAAAAACAAGTGGATTGATGACAGCAGGCTCCATAATCTTCCTTTGCTTGTTGAAGCGGAGTGTTTCCATGTATCCCCTTCCAAAAAAGAGGGTGTCCCATACCCAATCGTAGTCGAGCTGCGACTTGTTCATCTCCCGATAATCATTCTGAGCCAGAATATTGAGACTGTTTACCTTCTTTTGGTCCAGTTCCTCTGATGGGACGAACTTAACTTGCATCTTGTCGTCATAAAGGTTCGACATGATGCGGTTAAACAACGTCAAAAGAAGCGTCGAGGCTATGTTTTCGTCTCCCCTCTGGAGATTATTGAGCAGGACAAGTTGATTCACCTGCCTCTTCTTCCTTCTTTGAAGAAACTGGAATGACTCATCATACTTAGCATAAATATCCCTGGTTTGGGGAGAAAGGTTTTCATATATCTTCTGAGATTCACTCGTCATAGAGCTATTCGTGGTTGATCGACAACTGTCTGGCCCATGCGAGGCTCAGCAAGACACAGAATGACGAAGTCTGCCCCTTCCTGAACCATTTTCTGATGGAGGGCTGTTGAGCGAGCACGAACCCCTTTAAGGGTTTGAACTTCAAGTGGCCTATCCTCGCGGATGATGAGTCCGTCCCCCCACAGGGACATCTCTATAAGCCTCTTAAAGTGAGAGACGATATCTTTCTTACTTGGGTTTGGTTGCCCCTCCAACTTGGGCAGTGCCTTGAAAAAGAAGTGGCGCAATATAACTGGCTTACCAGCACCAGGATCTCTGATCTGATAGAGGTCGGTCTGTCCAGTCTGGGTCTCCCACGTAATATCTTCTACGGGAGAATTTTTAGCACCCTTCTCCACCACCTGTTCTATGTCTGATGCTGCTCGTGTGGCCAAGTGTTCCTCGGGAGTAATGTCTACGGGTTTCTCCATATTTCTATTGTTCTATCGGCTATGGGTTTACCTCCTCTCATTTTGAGGAGACGATTAGATTTAATTGTGGAGTCTGTTATTGCTTGTGTCAACACGGCAGCGTCTATGACGTTGGGAGAGGCGATGCCCTCCCTGAAGAGTTCTTCCTTGGGCTGAATAATTATCTTTCCATCCTTGTTTTTATACTTCACAATTTCAAACTCATTCCAACCATGATCCTGGAGGAGGCGCCCCCCACTGAGAAGCCACCTTCGTTCTCTCCAGTGAAGCTCTGCCTTAAGGTTTGCGAACATCTCATCGTCTGGCCTCTCTCCAAAAGAGACACCCCGAATAGGGTAATCGGCGTTCCTTAGGCGATCTAATACCCCCTGCCCGACTCCAGTTTTGTCTATCACAATGAAATCACATGCAAATTCCCTATATTTCTCCATGACGACCCCTACCAAATCCATGGTGTCCTTGAGCTTTTGGTTGAAGAGAACTTGTTGGAGATTGGCTGACTTAAGAACAATGGCAGAATTGTCGCCCCCAGCGGCTGGATCAACCCCAAGCACCCTGTATCCAGAATGTTCGCCACTGCCTACTTGAGAGGCCTGGTATTCCCTGTCGAGAAGAAGGCGGATATACCCCCTCTCATCCATTTGTTCATCAAATGCATCCCAATTTCCCTCGAGATAAGCCCTACGCTGTGTGTCTGGCAAAGACTCAAGGGACTTATAGTAGCTTTGATCTAGGTGTGGGTTGTCGGTCGGGAGGGCCGGAACATACACAAACTCATATTGTTCATTCTCTTCTGGGGGGAACAAACGCTTCACCCATATATTCTTCACCCATGCCTCACCGAGCGGGTTACAGGCGGCAATGAACTTCACATCCTTAATTCCAGGCCACCTGTGCCTAGAGCGAAGCATGTCAAAGGTCGTCTTTGGATTTCTATTGATCTCGTCTATGG